TTGGTTTCAGTTATTAATAATTCAGGGAATATCTCCTCTAGTCGCTCTTTAACGTTGCGCGTACCTTGTGCGTTTTCTAGAGATATTAAGCGACTGCAAACGGAGACATTTACAACCATGTCCGTAGGCGTAGATGTCACATAATTGTCTGTCAGGCTTCTAATTATACTAACAAAGAAGTCTAGGACAGTTTGGTAATCTGACGTGTAAATATTTACCGCCGAGTTATCCGTTGTAATTAGCGAATTTGTCAGCGCTCCAGGAAAATTAAGCGTTGTCAATCCCAACGCCGTAACCTTGTTCGTGTATTGGGCTATTGCCCGTCTCGCGGCTGTCATCCGTCGCTGGAAGCTATCTATTTGCGATCGCGATAACATTCTAGATTCCTGAAAAGTAACGGGGAAGGCGGACATAATCATATAAATCGGGTATCTGTCAATGTCCCCTGTTATTTGGATCATGGGAATATCACTAGCGGCATCTCCCATAATCGCAGCATCCCCGATTTCTTCCATGCGGGGATACGCCAGCTCCTTAACCCCTGGCTCTAAATCCGCCATCGTTGGGATTAAATCGCCGTTCTCAAAGTACATGGCGCGATAGCGAGGCTCAAGGATTTTGTCCATCCGTTGAGTCAGCTCGTCATACAAGTCAAACGTTACAGGCATTCTTCACCTCCAATTAACTAAATTCAACCCAACTAATCGCCATTTCACCCGCAGTGGGAGCGGCAACAACTTTAATAAAGCGAGCGCCCGTCACCTCAAGAGCGGTGGTTGTTCCGTCGTCTTGCCTAAAGCATCCGGCTAACCCGGTTGTCCCTGGGGTTGCAGAATAGCGAACATAAACAGGGTCGTTAATCGCCGTCGCACTATCAACAAAAACTGCTACCTGAGCAAATTCACCAGGGCGGATAATGCTTACTTCTCGCTTATCTGGGTAGCCATAGTACCCGGTTGTAGCATCCTTGCTGTATCCTTCCCTTGCCTCGTAAGTGTTGGTATGCATTAGCACCCCTTCAAATTTGTCGTTAGCGGTGCTAGGCAAAGCGATTACGCGCTCGCCACTCCCCGTAACGACTCCCAAGCCAAAAAACAGGATATTTCCCGTGTTATTAAATCGGGTCTGAACTGTTCCCCCAGTTGCAGTAATTAGAGTACCTGGTAGGTACTCTTTGTCAATCATTAAATCATAATTTGTGATTGGCATTAATTACGCCTCCTATTCTTATAAGCCTGTGTGTATGCAAGCGCGGGATTTTTCTTTTCTCCCTGATCAGTGCGAGTATTGTTCAGGAAAGTGTCTGTTTTCCGTGGGGGGGACTGATTCTTAATCCCTTCCCATAATCCCTCAATATATCCCTCAGATTTTCCATCCAAATTGAGATTGGGGTTGATGAGTTTAATCGCGCCCGCTTTCACTTCAGATGGGGAAAGTTTGGCGTCGATTTGGAGCTTATCCGCACCAACGACCGGAATCACCTCATTCCAGGCGTCAAACCGCGCCTGGACTTGCTCCTCTATGTCTTGTGAGTCTGTCTGAGGCTGGGTTTCAGTTGCATCTAGGCGTCCCTGGAGTTGGTCATTTTTCGTTTGTAATTCCTCTGCCAACTGTTCCACTCCCTCTAAGTCAGAGGTGAGGGTATCAATTCGGGATTGCAGCGCATTAATCGCGCTCGCCGCCTCATCTGATACATCCTTGAGTATTCGTTGGTCTTTTTCGTCAATCCTTACAATCAAATCACTCACATTTACCGTCTCCTTTTTATCAGTATTAAACAGAAAGTACAGCGGTTCTACTACAGCGTCTCCTGAATCAAACCTTAAGGTCAAGTTCTGCCCACCTCTTCCCTGTCCGGGGAATAGCGGGGTTGCTACATGATCATATACGCCCCTGATTTGCTCATAAACGCCGTCTGACCGCGCTCGCAGGTCAGATAGTAAATAGCCGCTACTGGCTTCCGGACTTTCCCCTTTAGCCAACAGGCTATCAATAATTGAAACTGCCCGATAGTCATCAACAATAGCTTCAGCAATTAGCTTGCCATCTTCTTTGGCTACTTCCCCCAGTAAATGCCCAACTTTTAATCCATCCCGATTTAAATTGTATCGCCTGTTTTTGGGGTGTTTTAAAAGGATAGGAAGTCCAGCCAGCGAGCGCACTGAATCATCATTAAATAAGCCCTTTTCTGTCACCACCTCAGTATGTTTTTTGCCATCAACAGATAGATACGTCAAAGGAACGCCAACTTCACCTAGCGTGACGTGCGTCCAGTATCTACCGTCTGGCTTTTTTTGCCACGGTAACGGGCTAAACTTATCAAGTCTGAGCAGTTCCATCCCCTTAGTCTATCTTGGGGCTGGCAAGCTTTTCATGGCATTTGCATAGGTTGCAATTAGTCACTGAGCGAAGTCGAAGTGAGGCTATTGGCGACTTCAACAAAGTCAGCAGCACTAACCTCAGCGAGCGCGTCCCACTCTTCATCACTAAGTATCTCAGTTGAATCAGTCCGTTGCTTTTTCTCACTACGCGAGGATTCTCGCGTAGTGAGAACGTAATCGCCAGAAAATTCAGCACCCTCGTACCCGGTGCGGACCTCCTCTGGGGTAATGGCACCCATATCCACAAGCTTCTTGCTTCTGCTTGCCGCTTTATCCTCAAAATCCATGCGCTCGCTATCAGTCATCGGTAAATCGTAGGGAATGGAAACAGACCAGTTATCAGGCAATCTTCCCTTGGTGGGTGAGTCTTTGGCTAAAAATCCGTAGGAGAGAATGCGTTTGAGATTAGGTATCCATCGGTGTGCGAAGATCTGAGTTAAAATCGCCCATTCTGAGCGCATCGCCAATCCTTGATTATTAGTTAGCCCCTGGCTACCAATTTCCCCAAACAGTTTAAACTTTGGAACACCCGATACTGCCACCCATCGCCTCTCCAAGGTTTCCATAATCGCATCAGCACCGGAATAAGTACGGGTTACAGCCCCAGGCTCTTCATTCTCTAAATCGTAGTAGATTCCCCGAACCGTCGATTTTCCCATATCAAGAGCGAGCGCTCGATTAGCTATGGCTTCCTGATTCTTATTCGTCCCCTTCTGCTTATCCTCGAGGAGCAACCGCCCCAAACCTTTCATCCCCAGAGTAAAAACATCGTAATCAGCCAGCATCGCTGACCCCGACTTGACCCCCTGAATCCATTCTGAATAGGCATCAAACATCGCTTGAATGATGCTAACGCCATCATCGTTAACCCCGTAGTCAGTTGCTCCCAGAAAACGACGGCGGCTATAAATCCGATTCCCCCAAAACGAGAGTAAACGGGAACGATGTATTTTCTGCCCGTATTGTTTGGAGTCTAAAGAGTATAAGCGGTAGTGGGTAGGTTTCCGCGAGCGCACCCCATCATACTCTGGATGCATTTCCCAGCCGTCGTACACCTGGAGCCAACGGATTGCTCTTACACTGTCTTTAGCGACAGGTTCTGAGAAATCTTGACCGTCGTCAATGCCCATCAATATGTAAGCCTTGCCGAATTGCCGTGCCAAAATAGAAGCGATACAGAATGCCTCTAATAACCCATAAATTTCGGCTTCAGCCTCAGCCTCGGTTTGGTCTTCTCTCTCTCCCAATTCTTCCAAATAGCGTTTCATCAAGCCTGGTAGTTCATCGCCCGTGGCGTCGTTGGCAATGTGGATATCATACCCCGCTTTGGCGGCGGATTCCGGGTACAACCAAATAGCTTTTCCGAGAAGCTCATCCTTATATGGCAGCACCTCTAGCGCTTCTCTAGATAGGCGGTGTAATCGGGTGCTAACCGTGGCATTCTGGGTTTTGGCGCGGGTTGTACCTATTCCGGTGTAAGGATTGGAAATAGCCGCGAATGTTTCCGCGAGCGCCAGTGAATCTGTCCTTAGTTCCGTATCTGTCCTTAGTTCCGTCATATTACATTCGCCCCAAGCAATGCCACCGCTATCTCCCCAGTCTCAGCTTTACAGCCACAGAGCAGCCTTTCTCTTAAATTGTCTGTACTCCAGCACTCGTCAATAGTCAAACCACAATCAGCGCTCTCTTGAAGAGTAAGGAGAGAGGTAATTAATGGATCAAAGTCTTTTGGCTTAAGCCAAGTAGCACCATCAGCCGATATTAATTGTTGCCTAGCGATCGCGCCCCACAGCGGTAAGAAGTAAGCCGCCACCAGGTAAGGGCGATAGTTGGTTGTGCCATTGGCGTCTGTTCCCGCGCTCGCTTCTAATAAAGCGGTGATTTCAGCATCGCGATCTGTTCCGGTGACACCGAGGTTGGCTTTGGCGATCGCGAGCGCAGTGGTTAAGTCGGTGAACATGGTAAAAACTTGGAACGTGACATTATCGTAGCATTTCTCACTACGGATTTCCGTAGTTAATGCCTCATCTACCTTTGAGATCCAACACTACATTAAAGACACCCTGACCGATCGCAGCTTAGGAGCCGAAACCGGGAGAACTAAAAGCATTATTGTCATCCTTAAACCGGGATTCATTCACCTTTGTCAAAAAGTCTATTAAATCTAATAAGCTTTTTGATATCGGCGGTAAAGATCTTATTAAATTTTCGCGATCGTAATCTTTCGTATCTACCCCTAAATAAGCTTCCGCTAAGTAAGCCTGTGGTTTAATGATTGCGTTGATCTCTTTAAAGACTGGATCGTTTATCTCCATAATTCCTAAACTAACGGCAACAATAAACAATCTTTCAGAGTTAACCGCAAACGTCAAAAAATCAATCTCGGTAAAACAAAACTGGTTAAGAATGCTAGTGCATTGATCAATTAGCTGAGGGATAACATAAGTCCCTCTTAATAGTTCGATTGTTTCTTCTGAAAATCTCATTAATTTTTTCCTACTTTTGCTTGGTTTGACACTTTATTTATTCTAACACTCTGAACTATACCTGGTAAAGTGGCTGGAATTGATTTAGGGTTAAAGGATTTTGCTATCGTCAATGATGGGGTCAAAACCTCTAAGTATCCTAATCCTAAGCATTTAGCTAAACATGAGCGTAATCTTAAGCGTAAGCAACGGAAATTAGACAGAAAAGAGAAAGGAAGCAAGTCACGAGAGAAGCAAAGGATTAATCATCGCCAGTTGTCGCGCTTCCTCAATATAAGCAAACGCCACCGCCCACGCCATTACCGAGTCATCATGTCCTGTAATCGCTTCTCTAGTTTCCTTTGAGAATGCCCGTAGCTGATCAGTTCCGCCCCAATCTGGGGGAAACTGAATCAATCCTTCCTCAAGCGCGATCGCAATCCTGTCTGTATTAATTACCTTGCTGGCTTTAGTGGTGTTCACTCCTTCCACCCGTATCCCTGGGTGAAACTCGATTAAGCGCTCTTGCACCGTGCGCCCGCCGCCATTGACTTCTACTGATACTAATGCTGGCTTGTACTGTTCTATCAACTTACTGCAAGCAGTAATTGATGCAGTGATTGATTCGTTAGTCGCTGAATATTCAGATACCAATTGATAGGGAGTATTCGAGATGTCCCACACCTGACAGCAAAAAGCATCATTCCCGCCAAAATTAGGATCAATTCCGACTAAGTATGAGCGCCCAAATACAGGCTCAACCCATGCCCCATGAGCGCTCGCATCAATAGCCGCAGCTTTGAATAGCCGGGATTCTGATTTTTTAACTCGCCAGTTACCATCTAAAAGCCGCGCTCGCTCCACTACATCTTGGGCTTCCAAATTGGCTAGGTAATTTGGGTCTTTCTCTAATAGCGCTGGGTTGTCTGTCAGTTTGGCGCTGATGAAGGTAAAGGATTTAGGGTTAGAGCTTGGGAAACGCGATCGCAATTCTTCTGCTGAATCTGCCCATATTAATTCATCGTTTCTGACGATAAACCACCGCAGCTTCCCAGAGCGCTCTGGATAAGGGTAGCCCTGGGGGTTAATCCACCAATCGATTACCTCAGCCAGCCAGCTTTCGGCATCTGGNTTGCACGTTCCCCTTAGCTGGGGCTTGACCCCGTGGGGCGAGCGCATNCGNGTNANNANGTAAAATACCATCTTTTTGGAAAAATGGGTAATTTCATCGAAACCACAGCGCTCCAGTTGTGCTCCTTGCCACCTGTATATATCCTTCTCATGCTGGAGATGGGAAAAACGGATTGATGCGCCAGACGGAAAATTCCAGGTCAGTCGATTCTCGTTCGCGCTCGCCCCAATCCCCGGATACCATAATCCAGACTCATCCCACAAGCCACCCTCGTTTTTAATTTCTGGATAGGTGCGGCGAAAAATTACACCGCCATAGTTAGGATTCTCTAAAAGCCTGGGCTTGGCAAAGTCGAGAAGTAAAGCCAGAGATTTCCCACTTCCAGCCGCGCCGCCGTAAATCGCAATATCTGCTTCTGTTTTTAAAAACTCTTTCTGCTTAGGTTGAGGTTCAGGAAGACTGCCCGTTGGAGTCGCGAGCGCCCGTGAGTTTGCCCTGACTTTCGCTGCCATTTTGGGGGTTAATCGTTGGGATCTCACCATCCACAATTACCTTAAATCCGTGCC